GTTTGTTTTCAAAATTCTGTTTGATTCCCACCGCAGGATACCCGAAGGTATTTTCTTTCTTCGCAACTCCTAAAATACAGTCAATCATTTCACGATAGACTGTGGCGCCAAAACAAGTGTCGGATGATGGAAACGACGCCATATGAATTCCTACAATCTTCTCTGGGAATCCTCGATTATTTAAGACTAAAAAGCTACCACAATATCCTTCCAATGTTTGTGCTTCATACTCAATGCTTCCAAAAGTCGCTGTAATGTGTTTATCGCTATCTTCCGATAACATCCACTCATCACTGACTTCTCTTACTTTAGAATACTGTTTACAAACATACCACGTCGGATGACCAAATTTATTTAAACATGTGGTATCTCTAATTAATGAATATACGATTAAATTACTACCTTTAATTGAAGCTAATTTTGATTTTGGAATAAAGCTATTTACTATTGTTGAATGATCACTTACTGTTCTGTCAAATTCTAAAAATAAAACATCATATGGAACTTTAACTTCGTCGGACTGTTCATGAGTAAGCTGCCATACTTTAATTGTACTACCACGTAGTCGTTCATAACTGTTTCTAACACCTCTAAGTGTTACTACACATTCATCAAAGTCTACTGTTAATCTATCTAAAATATGGGAATTACACATGAAAAGACGGCCACACAAAAATGTACCGTTTAATTGAGAATAAAAATCTGAATCGGAATGCTCTACTGTAATTTGATACGTTGAAGACGTCAACGTTCGGCATAAGGCCTCACATGTGTGATCTGCAACACTTTCTAAAATTGCTGAATTTGCATATTCGTCTGCTACAAGGATTTCTTTTCTGAAGGAATCATCCTCTTCTTTATTTTCACGGCGAACTACCTTTAAACTACCTGACGGCTTATTCTTAGGTTTTACAACTGTCTTTGTAACACTTCCGCTGGAATAATTTTCAACTACCTTTCGTGGTTTCTTCTTCTTTGCATCTGGCTTTTCACACCATTTATAGATTGCATATGCAGATAAC